TCGTTGCAGATTTTAGTGCTAATCGAGATAAGCGTTCTTTAGCCGCAATGAAATCTTTAGAAATGTAGCGTAAGTTTTCTACTTCAGCTAATTCCTTTTCCATATCACCACGAGCAATATCAGTACGAAGTTTGATCATGTTAGCATCTTGATTAGTCAACCCAGTGAATTCAATGGTTTTATTTGTCATGAGTACTTGTTCTGATGTACCAAAGCGTTTAGATACTTCTTCTAGCAACTCATTGACTTTTTCTTCTGGATTTTCTGGTACTGGTCGATTATTCCAGAATTGTTCGAACGCTTCTGGTTGCATTGTTTCTTTAGCTTGTTCATATTCATTCCATTGCACTTGTTGACCATTCAATGTATTCAATGTTTCCAATAAATGGTCGGCATCCATAGGGTTAATAATCGTATTACCTAAGAAGGCAGACGCATCATCATAGATGTCACGTTGAATGGCTTTAAAGAATGGTGCTTTACCAAAGATCATTGGGAATGGAATGGCACCAGCTTGTTGTTGCTGTTGTTGATACCAAGCACGGAAACGGTTGATGTCATTCTTCACTCGATCTAAGAATTGGTCGTCATAATAAGGAGCTATCACTAATAATTGCTTTTGACCTGTTGCGTCAGACTTAGCTATAGCTGCATTCATGATCTTAATTAAATCCCAATGCTTATTTTCAAGGGTGAAGTTGAATAGTACTACAGACGGTTGTTTTAACTCCACTTTAGTACCGTTATCAGTATTACAATAGATGCGATCTAAGTAGGATGCATCGATATAGAACATATCATCTTTGATTTCATAAGAAGGTTCGTTTGTATCAGACATCGCTTTGCTGATTGTTACATCACGACCACATTGTTCATAGATGTCATGAATGATGTTCGTATAGGTTTTATCATCATTGGTAGCCACCTTAGCGATATTCGTTACGATATCCAAGAAGTTTTCATCTGTTAATTGCTGAGCATTAGATTGAATGTATTGGGATGCTACATCAACGAATTGATTGACATATTGTTTTAAATCACGAGGACGTAATGCCTTCAATTCATCGGACTGAGATAGACGATGTAAGAAGTTATATGCTGCGATGATGGAAGATGTAGAACCATCACCGACTTTCATAACCATTTGATGAGAGATGGTTAAGATGGTATTTAAGATCGTATTATCTGTACGGTTATTAAAGTGGATATTCTTCAATACTGTGAAACCATCTTTAGTCAAATGATACGTACCCATGGACTCGATGAGTGTGCTGGCACCATAGGGTCCTAATGTACTTTTTAATGCAGAAGCCACCATCTCGAAGATTTCTTGCATACGAGTTTTGAATTCGGCTTCTGTAATAACATTCCAAGGATGTTTAGTTTTGTTATCTGGAATCAATTGTGGAAACGTAGGTCTAGGTACACTAGACGTTTGTTCCATGGTATCAAACGAACTACTTGTATCTTTTACTACTTTAACGGCGATTTGATTATCTTCCGCCTGATTATAAATTTCACTCACAGTGGTATCTCCTTTATCCATTAAATAGGTATGATTCATTAATAATGAGTATAGGGAAAGTTGATACATTGACATTATCCGCTAAGTCATGTTTCAGTATAAAATCCCGTTGATAATTATAACCATATGCTCCGACACCAAATACCATTTTAGGGTATTTGCCTGTACTGATGAGCTCCGCAACTCGATCAGCATCTGTGTCGTATACTAAATTGACAGAACCAATTCTGTCTAATACCCGTTCCAAGCTAGCACCTGTCACGTATTTGATTTTACCTAAACCATGCCTTACTTTGAGATCAAACAATTGACGCTTATCATAGGTGGGATTCCACACATAGATATCGTTAATTGCTTTCGAAAACTTATAGTTCTCCAGTACTTTATCAAATTTAAGTGTTCGATCATCATCTATATACAGTTTCTTAGATTTATCATATAGAAACTGATAGTTCTTGTCATAATCGAACTCTTTAATCGCTAACCACTCGAGAACATTCTTTACTGGACGATGTAACCAATGAAGCATTAATGCTTCATCTGTTAAGGTATCCAGTAGCTTAAAATCAATTAAGTCTTTAAATTTATCACGAAATCGTGTCTTCACTAGATCTAGGATATAAAAATCCGCAGTCTTAATGATGTCACGATACGTTACCAAGATAGTCAGACTCTTGAGTTTATCATCTTCACTCATAGAACCTCCAAAAAAAAAATACTTCCGAAATACATCGGAAGTATTTTCTAGTTACTAACGAATTACATCAAGTCGCTTAATGCATCGAAGGATGCTGTTGATGTTTCCGCTAAGGAACCGCCACCATTATCATTGGATAGATTATCAGTTGGTGTTTTAATATCCCAAATATTTTGAGTTGCACCACCACTGGAACGGTTCACAAAATTAGTACGATTACCGCTGCCGTTATCAATTCCTAATTTACCAGAAGCTGCGGCTCTGAATTCATATTCTCGGTTGATACGAAAACGGTTAGAAAAGTTATCTGCATGTACACCCGCATTCATTAATGCAGAGCACGCAGTGAAGAATTCGCCTACACCCACTAATTCAGTGTATTGGCTATTCATATCGATTTCACCTGTTGTAGGTGCATATTTGGTAATCACTGGGTGTTTATCGAAATGGAATACCATAGATTCTGCAGGAATACGGTTTTCATCTAATTTACGATAGATACCAATGAATGGTTTGACTTCACCATATTGGTTAACACCAGTGGATACTACGAATAAGTTAACACGTGCACTCACAACGGCACGAGTACATTCTTCCCCTTGTTCAATAGCAGGGAGAATATCTTCTTTAATATATTTACCCACCAATACAGCGTTATCTGGACTGAGTGCTACAGATACAGATTTTTTGTAATCATATACTTGTTTATTAGCTCGCTCAGCTTCAGGAAGTGCTGGATGGATTTTAATGGATGCCATACCATTCCAGTAATCGAATACGATGGTAGCATCTCCATTGTAGAATTGAATCCCACGAGTGTTAATATTGTCAGTAGGATTCGTTTGACTTTGGGACGTCATAGATGTGTTGAATGCCATAATAAATGCCCTCCAAATATGAAATAATTTATCAATACCTGTTTGTTAGCTATAATGTTAGATATTACTACCCTTTCGAACAAACAGTAACAAGAATGAGTATGGTTAATCCATACTCATTCTTATAATATATACTTATTAGGTCATTTCATCTTCTGTGTACGTGATGTAAGAATCAATCTTAACACCATTCTTTGATTTGAGATGAAGGTTTTCATCAGGTAATCGTAATCTCCATTTTGTGGAATATACACGTAATGGAATATCAATATAGGTTTGACCTTCTTCGGTTAGCATAGTAAAGGATATAGACGCTGTTTTGAAGTTAGTCCACACACCCTTATCATTCATATATTCCAATACGAGGTTTTCCAATCCAGCCTTTTGGGACGGTTGCATAAAGGCAGCTCCACTAGCAGCAGTTTCATCTTTCACAAATTCGTGAGAAATGAAGATACGTTTAGGAGAGAATTTAATATTCCCTTCAATACCATTAGCAGTATATCTTAGCTGTTCTCCCACATAGGATTCTTGGTCAGTTGTCCAAGTGTATAATGGAATATCCATGTTTTCGATGTCTGGGCCATATATGATAGATACAATACCGATATTAGGTTGACCGATGCGAACTTTAGGTTCGATGGTACCACCATAGGTGATATTGTAGTTACCCGTTGTACCAGGTGTTAACCCATTTGATTTATCATAGGTTGCGTTGATATTGACTTGGTTATTATTAGCATACTCATCACCATTGATAGTAATAAGTTTACCAGCAATATAACCAGCACCAGCACCACCGCCACCAGATTTAATGTATTTAGTGACACCATCTTCCATGATAAAAAATTTACTTACTTTACCAGGTTCACCATCATGACCAGGTAAACCACCAGCACCACCTTCAAGGATAGGGTTATCATACCCTTCTACCCCTTCAATCCAAATCTGTTTAACAGATTTACCAGGAAGTCCTCTACCAGCTTCTAATTGGTCAGCTGTCAAAGAATTCAATCCTGGGTAAGCTGGGTTAGTATCGATAGTACCATTGAATTTAGCACCTGGAATTGGTTTATTATTAGTGATGACACTATCGCCCAATAAGGCATTATTACCATTCATGCTAACAATGTTAGCAATCGTTTTATCAGATGTAGCAACCTTAACCACAGTACCACGGGCATTACCCATACGAGAAAAGTCTCTTTCAGCATACGGTTGTGTTCCAGGGTCATTGGTGTTAGGGCTTAGACCTTGAGAACCAGCACCACCCATACCAATAACATCTACTTTAAGTACATGCATAGTAGGTTCACCGTTACCAAAATGGAATGATGTACCATTATCTTCTTTAGATTTAGTGGTCAATGGTAAGTCAGCACTTACTAATTCACTAGTACCCCGTTTAGGACTTGTATTATCAGTAGCATTACCGAAGTTACCGACTACTACATTGAGTGATTCAATGTTGGATACATCGATTACAGTAGACCGTAATTGACCCGAAGCACTATGTCTATATGCTGATGTAGTATCGTTATATAGACCAGATGGTGTACCAAAATACAATGGAGTATTTACAGGGATTTCAGTACGAGTGACTTTACCTGTTACACCATCAATACCATAACCAATGATAGGAGAACCATCAAAGGAAACGGTTTGATAATCTACAGATGAACTAATTAGTCTATCCGTTTTACCTGTTTCAGTCACATAAGTATCAACAGATGAACTCAATAGTTGAGCTTTCAATGCAGTAATATTCTTAGGGGTTACGTTATGAACGTAATCATATTCAGAACCGCCTGCCACTGTGATAACACAAACTTTGGTTACACCAACAGGAATATTGAATGTGTATTGACCTGGTTGGGAATAAATCGTGACACCATTGGCAATGTTTCTATACGATTTTGATTTTAAACGAAATGTTTGTTTAGTAGCGTCATCTGGCTTTATGTATATATCGAGAAGATTCTCGTCATATGAATTGGTAGAGCCTTGGACGTACCCTGGCATAGTTGTATTCTCATCGACTTTAACATCAGTCGAAAGATATGGTTGACCTTCTTCTAAGTCACCAATCGATGAATATATGTCAGCATAGAAGGTTTCGTTCGTAGTATCTTTGGTAAACTTAAATCGTTTATTGAGTTTAGCCATTATTAACGATTGACTCCTTTCTTATGAAATATTGTAATTGATATTACATCAATGTCTAAATAAAGAAGAGTTTAGGATATCCTAAACTCTTCTATGTATTAACCAAATGATTCGATAATATCAGTATACCAATCGAATAACCAGTCAATATCTTCCGTTGTAGCATGTAATACATTGTATGGTGTAATGACTGATGGAGTTGTCGCATTAATTACCTCCATCTCTTTATCATTCCAAGACGTTTCCGTTAATGGTTTTGATAATTTACCAAAGTGTTTCAATCGATTGATGAGTAATAACATATCGAATGTTGTATTTAAATCCGTAGAAGAATTGATGTAAATCGCTTCTTCTTTATGGGAATCAACCCATTGGATAACTGTATTAAGTCGTTCCATCATGTTGTTACATACCAGAAAATCCATATAGTCAACACATGCTCTAAACATCATAGGATCCATGTTAGTTGTTTCACAGATAGAATCGATGTAGGCATCGATATAGGTAAGGAATTCAACAGGTGGCACTTCGAATACATATTTACTTTCTACAATTGCTTTCTTAATAGCAATGAATAAAGCTATTTTTGCTTGTTCACGATATACGCGAGTTACATTAGAAAAGCATTCATCGATGGATTCTTTACTCCCATTAGAAATGATTGGGTAGGTGTTCATAATTTCCACATAATATGGGTCTGACACCAATACACCTTGAGTAATTAAATTTCTTACAAACGCTTCCATCCGTGGACCATATGTAGCCATATCTAATCGACATAATCGATTCAATAAAATCAATCGTTCTTCAGAACGAGTTGATTTATCGAGTTTATCAACGATCACATCTAATGGTAAATCATCAACATGGGTTACCAAATAGACTAATCGATTTTGCTCTTCAGTGATACCTTCAAGTATCGTTTCAACCGAAGCAATCTTTTCTTCTAATTGTATCGTACTATCTGTAATCACATTCGTTTGATGATCATTGCGAGCTAACTCATGTAATTCCACTAATTCTGGGTATTGATAAATGAATGGCTTACATTCATTCGGATACCAAACTATATTCATAATCAACCCTCCAAGGTTTTATCAATTAAAATAGGTTCTATTAATGCATATACATCCGATTCAAAGTATTTCAATACAGCCACACCGAAATCATCTGCATTGACAGACCGTAGTTTATTAGCTATATAATTAGACAATTTTCCATTACTAGACAGTCCAACTAAATAATCTAGTTCATTATCGGATAAGTGATGAGTAATAGACTCCTGTTTAGACTTGTCTACTAGCATATGAACAGCATTGAGAAGTACAACTAGATGAGAAAACATAAACTCGTTGTGTGTATATAATGACCGTGTAAAATCTTCTTTATGTTTCAAACACCAAGTGATATAGTTATACACTAAATCAAATGATGTATTCATATCTCGATCTTTTTCGTATCGTTTTACACATACGATGAGATAAAAATATAATGACCGGGTATTATATTTCAGATATTCTGCATCAATTTTCTCCATTCGATCGATAATTCTAACTATAGATGCATTATATATAGATAGGGCTTTCTCGGCTGTGATAGAACCGTCAATGAGTTTATCACGTAAATGTGATACTAATTGATCGATCGATTCGACAATTAACATCTTCTCTAATGATTTGGTCATTTTACATACCCCAGCAATTTGAGTATATATCGTATTAGCTTTCTTAATATACTCTTCAATACTATGAGCTTCAATCGTACTTGTTTTCATAATATAGTATGCTTTAACGATATTGGCCGATAAAGCAAATAATTCATTTAGATTTAACGATTCGAATAATCTAATGAATTCTTTAATACTCGTATCTCTATCAATCCAACTAGATATCAATCGATATAAACATTCCAATTTAGTTTCCTTATCGAGTGACGTTTCTAGTACAGACTTAACGTACATTGTATCATTCTCTCGATTGGATACATGAAACTGTTCAAGTAGATTTGGATACCCTCTGAGTAAACGTCTAGCTTGACACATATAGTGGAAACCAACTTGATTTACTTTTTGTAATTGGTTTACTTCGGGGAAACCAGTTCCCCAAAGTTCTTTCATCTCAGTTTCATATTGTTGAATCCGTGGGTCATCTTGGATAACTTCATAGATTCGTTCAGGTAGATAAATTAACATCAATAAGTCCTCCAACTATGCTTTGGTTATCGGTCGGTGATAAGCAAGTCTTATAATGACCGATACGCCATTTAATTAATTCATTTCTAAGATAGGTTTCAGTATCTTTATGCTTACTAGCTGCATCGGATACAGCCCATTCTATCGCATGGATATAGTCACACCAATTAGGATTTGGTTTACTATAGTTACCAAAATTAACAGAGCGATCAACTATACAGCCACCATTACAAAAGTACCGAATATCACATGCTTCACATGTAGGATTATGGATACACTGGCGTTCCGCACACTCAATCTCTTCAGTAGCATCACCATTCGTTAAATCGAAGTATGGTAATTTGCTATTAGATATTGAGCATGGGTAAATACGTCCATCATGAGAGATAAATATCTCTGTCATTAAACCACAACCACCATGATTCTGTTCAACGGTACCTGTAACGTGTTGTAAGTATTCAGTGGTAACAACCTTGGGGATAAACCGATTAGGGTTTTCTTCTAAGCCCGTTAGATAATAATCAATCACTGTACTGTATTGGGATTTGAAGTTCTCATAATTATCATCAGGGATTTTGAATGGCGTTTTATTATGACCCCAGCAATAGTTAGCCCCTGTTTGTTTATGGAACTCTTCAAGTTCTTTAATATCAGCAAGTAAATCTTTCTCATTACCCGTCAATGTCTTCTGTATACAGATATAACGACTTAAATCCATATGTGTATAATTTCGTAACTCCGCTAATGCATCGAATGGAACCCCATTATGATCAACCCGAGTACCGTTTCGTATATTATCATATGATACAACGATTTCAAATGGATATTGTTCATATAGTTTCATAAGACGGTCTTGATTAACAGTGAACCCTGTTATGATACCAAACCGATATCTTCGTTCATTCGTACCAGGAATCGTTTCATTGTAGTACTTAGGAACGATCTTTTCAATAATATCTATTTGTAAAGCAGGTTCACCACCAAAGAATGTAATGGTTCTGGAATAGTTTCCCTTATCTTGATTAATCAATTCCATGGTATATTCAACTTCTTCTAGCGTCATACCCGTCAACTCTGGATCAATATAGCAATATTTACAAGCTAATGGGCAAGCATATGTTAGGTTGAAGAAGATGGATTGCCAGGAACGAAAACTATTCAAAGACCGAAGCATTCGTTTAATACGAGTTTTAAACTCTTTACTCAATTCCGGCATTTTGATTACCTCTAAATTTCATATATTCGAAATCCATTGTAGATTCCATGCCACTACGCCATGTACGATAACGAAGAATTCGTTCCATAATAAGTTCTCGATTCTTACAAGAATCAGAATATAACTTATCACGGAATACTAATAGCGCTTCTACTACTGTTTTAGTTTGTTCACAATACCCAAGATTGATCTCATTGAGATTACCTAAATAGGAACGTTCATAGCGACAACCACCAAAGCAATATTTATTATAGTCACACGTGTCACAATCGGCTGGACGTTCGTGTACATCGGTAGCGATATCAGTATTAAGCTCTCTATCTGTGATATGACCCATTTTGAAGTCTTCAGAGTATTGTGATAGCATAGTACAAGGATAGATATCACCATTTGGACGAATGATGATTTCAGAACCTACATTACAAGCCATACACTTTCTATCTTCTAGGATAGACCCTATCATAGAAGCAAGACCTGCTGTAATAAATGGAGATTCGTCCGTCATTATATCATCCAATATCAATCCTAATTCTCGTTTAAGAACTTCTGGGAAATCGGAATCTAAATTGGTTTCATGAACTAATGTGAAATCGGCATAGAATAACCCACTATACTCTTCACTCATACGTTTAAATTGTTTATACGTATCATGGAAGTAATATATATTCGAATCATTGATTACACACCGAACTTGTAATTTAACTCCCTGCTCTAAGGTATATAGAATATTCTCATACACCTGCTGAGCGACGGGATCTTTATTAACTAGCTTACGTTCACTACCCTCAAATCCATCGAAAGATAGTTGTAGTTCCCAAGGTGTAGTACTTGGTTTAATAACATTCTCTATCAATTCATGGAAGTTTGTTTTAGGGAACGTGGATGTTACAATTTGGAATACTTTAACATCATCTTGGTATTTCTCAGTGAACCATTTGATATCATCGATACCTAATAATGGTTCACCACCAAAGAATATAATTCTTGGTTTTGTTTGGACTTTCTTCATCATAAGGTCCATTGTATCTCTACTCATACGAGCAGGATTATCTCTATCTTTAATATAACAATACTCGCATCGTAATGGACAAGCTTCTGTTAACATAAGATAGAAGTCTACCTGATATGGTAGAAAGAATGGTTTTTGTTCTACCATGATTGGATCCTCTCTATATTATTAGATACTAACATTTTATCATCTTCTGTATATTCACGAGAATCTGTTAATGGAAGATGACATTCGGCATTCATCTTGTCAATATAGTGGGATTCTACAACGGAAGTACCAACATTCCAGAATGTGCGAATATCATATTCACTAATAGTAACTTTCTTAATATTTTCCATGAATATTTCTCGTTCAATAGATAATAGATGACAGAGATTCTTTTGTTTGTTATTCATCCCCTTATTAAGGATATAATCAGATGCAGGGCATTCGAAACAATGCTCATTCTTACATGATTGGTAGTCACAATCTGGTTTACTGAAGTATTCTTTTTCAAATCGATGAATTCGATCCTCATAGAATCCTTCTAATATATGACCAATCTGCATACTTCTATGGTCAGAGAAGAATGTGCATGGATAAATGGATCCATCAATATCAATATGGATAGAATTGCCTAGCTTAACACAAGATGTTTTAGCTAGGAATGATGCATCTGATATTATATATCGACAATACATATTTTGCCAATTATAATAACGGAATCGTTCTTTCAAATCAGGATATGTTTGCACAAAACGCTTCGCCATACTTTGTAGAGCATTCGTATAATCGGCTATAAATTTAGGGTTTGTATAATCTGCTTCATGGATATAATAGAAGGAGAAGTTACGTAACCCAACACCTAAGCAATAATCTAAGCTAGGCATCATATCATTAATCGTATCAGGAGTTACAGCAAAAGCGATATTAATCTCATTTGCATATCCTTGGTCAACGATATATCGTATATTATCATTAAAGAACTTATCAGATAAGTTCTGTAGTTTACCTTTACGACTATGAGTGTATGAATACACACCATCCCATGATACAGTGATTGAATCAGGACGCATAATTCCTCGTTTAACGAAATCAACCAATCCAGGAAGATTAGTACCATTCGTAACGACACTCATAATAAATTTTACATCGATTGATTGACTGATTCGTCTAAGAATCCGTTCAATCTTTCTGAACTCATATAATTTAACAGAGATTTCTCCACCAGTGACTAATACATCAACTTCATCTGCCAATGGTAATGACTTGATGAAGTCTTCTAGTTTATCATAGTGAGAGAATGTCTTGGATGAGTCTTTTGTTACTTTTTGTTGATGACAGTACACACAATCTAAATTGCAGAAGTCTGTCACTTTAATCGAAATACGATTGATAGAATCAAACATAGTACCCTCATACTAGAAAATAAGAAGGAATGGTATCATACCATTCCTTCAAACTGATAAAAAAATTAGTGTCCACCACACTTTTGGTCATGACACCAGTTAACAGAGTTACAAGCAACTTGACAACCAACTTGACAATTAACTTGACAAGAACGATTACATTTGTTAGCACTGTTAAACCAACCATTGACGCGGTTTAACGTACTTTCAATGGTACTAACAGCATTTAATGCTGCTTGTAGCTGTTGCAATTTAGCAATAGTATCTTTTGTCACTTGAGTTGGTTCTGTTACCTCACCTAACCCAGGACCATCGTTACCTGTTACATTTTGTCGAATTTCGGTAATAGCGGAATTGATACCATTAACCACTTCATTGAATTGATCCGCTTTAACTCGGTGATTAGTATCAATGTGTGTATTAACTACATTAGATCCTTGAAACTTATCTTGTTTTTTATCATCAGGTACTACATTACGTATTTGACCATCATATTTATGACAACCCCAAGATAAACCAGGGCCATTACCCCCTGCTTCGACACCAGGATTTGATTTAACTGCACGGATACCTCGAGAAAATTTAGTTAATTTGTTAATCTTCTCAACTAATCCATTTATATCATCGGCTTTAATTATCGCCATTCATTTCACCACCGTTCATAATTGCTTGATATTTATCAAGTTCCTCAACCACATCGTTTAGAAGTTTATCAGATACGATGTCAATATATCGTTCTGCTAAACGGATGTATGGAGGAAGAAGGATTTTTTCCTCACCAAATATAGATTCTTGAATACTTGCGAAATCTAACATGATCACGTTGATATCATTCTGATGCAAGTGATCGATTGCCGTATCCAATAGTTGTTTAAATTCTAAGTTACGTTTCAGAATTGCTAATCGTCTGGAACGGAGATTTGTACTATGGAGTATCTTATCTTGATACTCTGTAGCAATATGATACATAATATCCATATGACGACATACAGCTGGGTTTACATCGTTAAATGAATGACCATTCGTAAAACTTTCAGCAGGGCAACCGCCTAAGCATACGTTGTTATATTGACAATTACCACACGTACTACGATCGAATTGAACATTAATCATATCCATAACACTTCGATCAAATTCATCAGTAATCATATTACCCATATGCAATACTTCACAGTTACGGAAGTTAGTATGGACTTGATGACATGGGGTTAATTCACCATCGTAACCGATAGCGACCCAAGCATTTTTACCAAATCCACATGGACTTGTATCGTTCGTATCAGAATCATAGCATAAATAGATGAAATCTTCAATGTTTTTAACTTGGAGATTTCGTCTTTCTTCTGAATTATATTTATCTAATGCAAAATCATAGATTTTACGGATTTCAACTTCGAATTGTTGGTATGCTTCCTCATCCCATTCTTGGTCATATACGAAACATGGAGCAATTCTGTCAAATCCTAAGTCATACATATCCTTCATAGATTGGAATGTATAATGAATATCTTTTGGTGGTATAGTAATACGGGCTTCCATATTTAATTTCAAACCACCATCAAACATGCGTTTGATATTAGCTACTACGGTATCATAAGAGTTACTTCTATTTCTATTATGCAACTCTTTCGTTCCATCGATGGATACTAAGATACCGAAGTTATTATCATAAAAGAAATCAATCATTTCATCTGTGATATGAACACAGTTGGTAGTAATACCATATTGCACAATAAATTCTTGCTCATTACAGTATTCTACGATAGCTTTAATGACAGGGAAGTTTAATGTAGGTTCCCCACCAAAGAAGCTAATATCTAGCTTAGCTGTAGGATCATGTGTATATACATTCTTCCTAAAATTATCACATAATTTTTTGATGATGACCACAGCATCATCTTCACTCATATAGTTATGAGCTTTATCTTCTTCAAAACAATACGAACAGCGTAATTGACAATCAGTTGTGATTGTCAATACGGCTGCACGGACTGCCATTACGTCATTAAATTGACTCATGGATCCTCCAAATAGTTTACATATTATTTCCAGTCAGCACCAAAGGCAACGAATGTATCACCTTTTCTAAATTTGATCACTGGTTCGTCTGGATTTGTTTCATAATCGAACCATACGAGTACGTTTCGATCACTGACTTGTCTTCCACCAAATTGGAACTTACTTGCTAAGGCGTCAATCTTAGTTTTATTGGATTCGGTAATCGCTGTTAATTCAGCTTTTGCTGTACCGATAGCTGTTGTTAATTGTTTAACATCTGCTTTTTCACGACCATCTAATTCTTTAATTTTATTAGTAAGTGTTGTATCCGTTTCCGTGATCAAGCCTTCTAACCGTTGAGCCGTGTTTTCTAGTTTAGTTGTAATCAGATTATGGTTATTCGTTACTTTTGTTTCGATAGCATTCAATTGAGATGCAATATCATTATCAATTTTATTTTTCAAGCTTTTAAATTGGTTATTAAGGCTTGTATTAAAGTCTCCCAATCGTTGTTCTAAGCTTGCATTCTTAGAAGTTGTATCAGCGGTTAAGGCACCTAATGCTTGTTCAATCACTGCAAATTTAGATTGAATCAATGCATAGTAGTCTTCACTGACAACTCTACCATTATATGCTAAACCCATAGATAAGGTCTCCTTTCATAAAGGTTATAGTAATTGTATTAGTAGAATGTTTCAGCGGGTAGAAAGACTAGGTAGCTAACAAAGTCAACTACCTAGTCATATTATTTATCCCAATTGATATAGTTATACATCTCTTCAACAGCTTCCGCTTGATTGATTTGGTTAGTAATTTCCATACCACGTTTAGAGCAAGCAAGTTTATGCTTACGGAAATCTTTTCGAAGTTGTTTCACTTGATCAACTGTTACTGTGTCATTCAGTTTATTAGTAGATTCTTTAGGATCACGAGTTGTTCGATACACAACACTGAAGCCTTCTTCCTCTTCATCTTCCAATAGTTCAAAGTCCATATCTAACATTTGTTTGGCATCGCCATTATAAGGGAAGAAGTATTGTTCTCCTAATGCTTTGGAGAAGAACCCTTCTTCGATTTTTTGTGTGACTAATAGATCTTTACGATATAATGCAACACGACGATGATCATCTAATGTGACAGGAACTGTTCTAGTGGCAGGTGCTCTAAAAGAACCACCTTCAAACACATGACCAATTTGGATTTGATTCCCTTCGGAATCAAGCATGTCTGTGATATCAGTCCATAATGAAATAGGAGAGAAAATAGTTCTAACCCATGTTAAATCATTAAGGGTCTCTACGATATCATTTACACGCCCATATTTAATTTCAGCAAAACGATTCATATGATAGTCCTCCTATAATTATACAATGTAAATACGACCACCAGGGATTTTACCTGCTAAGCTATCTACTTCTTGTTTATTGTAGACTTCTTCTTTTGCATAGGTTTGTGAACGTAGATATACATCACGTTTCAATGCATATTCACTAGCATCTACATTACCAAGTTTAGATGCATTCTCAGCAACAAAACCTTCCATAGCGGAAGCAGGGATTGTAATATCACGAGAACCATCAAATTCAATACCATTGATACGAATCGCTCTGGATAAGCGAGTCGCCACTTCAGAAGTTGAAGCAGAATCTACTTTAGGGATTGTGATATTTTGAGAACCATCGAACGTTACCCCATTAATGGTTACAGCTTTTTTCAATTTACCTGTCGTTTTGGAGTACGTCACATCGTCGATATTAATATTTTGAGAACCGTCAAAGGTAACACCATTGATTGTTACAGAACGACTTAATTTATCAGCAGTTCTAGCACGGTCGGCTAAGGCTGCTTGGTCAATACCTGTCGTTTTGAACGTATTTACGATTTTAACTGCGGCATCCACATTAGAGCGGATTTTCAACAATTCCGTTTGGTAAGCATCCATGTTGCTAGAAATAGTTGTTACACTAGCCTGCATTCGATTGATTTGATTACGAATATCTGGATGTGCCAATGGGGAAGCATTGTGAGCTTCTAATGAACCTACGTTAATCGTACTGCCTGGTGTTGTAGAACCGGTATCAATACCAGTAAATTTACCGTTATCAGTCCACATATAAATGGCACCTTCATCTTTAGTTGTGATGGCATTATATGCGGCACGGTTTTCTAGCATAATAATATTAAGACCCAAGGTACCATCGCTATCAATTTGGAAGTTATTGTTAACTTTCAAACGACCATGGTCATTCAGGTGACCGAAACGAGTATTACGAATCGCAGAATCCAATTTCTTGAATGCGTCCATACCCGTATCTTTATTATTCAATTCACCTTGTAAATGAATGTGTGTGTCAGGTACTTGAGCATAACCATGCATCATAACATCGGTAGCATTGTTTTCAAAATATACAACTACGTAATCTTGACCACGACCACCTTGCTCAACGCGTGTGTTATACTTATATTGACTATGGAGGACCTTAATTTGATTATCAGGCATTATACATGTACCTCCTTCATTGTTTTATATGTAATAGAAGTAATTAGTATAATGTTACCATGACGGATTTGGCAAAAAAAAAGAATACCTAGCGGTATTCTTTTAGGTTGATCAATTATGAGATACTTGAATTTACTTTTCAAGTTTACCAAAGTTGTAGTATTCCAATATAACGTCGCTTGCATTAGTATTACTACTAATGGGGTACATAACCAATCTTATCCATTGGTCACAGTACCATCCCCTTATAGATATTCCTATCCATAAGGTCACATAAGAATTCTCTTCTTATGTGGATATGTAATTATGTGATATATTCACCCATGTTTATTATGCCTTTAACTTTGGCTCTACTACAAAGGAGCCGCCATACATAACCTCATATATCATTACATATCTCTCAAGCTTCATTATACGTTATCTCTCATAACGACTACTATATTATTTCAATAACAAAGTTGCGTGCGAACATCTATGACGTTAGGGCGAAACCATTGTCTTATCATAGCATCGGACCAATGAATATTATTACCCATTGATTCTATCGATATCGGACCATCCTAGCTATTGGATTTCCCCTACGGCTAGAACTAGATTACTTCAGCAGTAACCAGATATCGATCATGGAGAGTCTCTCAACATACCTCCATGGACATACGCTTACCTATATTAACCTAACCAAACCTCTCTAATATAGTGGAGTTCGAATGGTCTAACTTTTATAGTATACGTACACCTTCACGCTTCTCTATCTCAGATTGTGACAGCTCACAGCGAAATGCATAATGAGTTTATCATCCAACTGATCAGTTATTGTTATATACAATACTAATACGTCTTAGCTATTTTTCAAGTTTATAACCATTGACACCCAATATTTCTCGGGATTCAATGATATAGGCTCTGGAGGATAATGTCTTTCCTCGACGTATTTCGACTTTCTGACTACCTTTAATCATCGCGTCATCAAATCGACTTATATTGTTATTATCGGCATTATATGTAACCTTTGGTTTTCTATATGACTCAAGGTTAACCGATGCTTTATATGATATAAATAGGGGTTCAAGTAATAATCTATACGTTATAGCAAATTGTTTACCAACCCCTTCAGCATATAGGTTATATACAATCTCATCAAATGAGAGTACGTCTTTGCGGTTATGGTTCATATAATCAACCAAACCATCAATGAACTTATTACGGATTTGGCGTCTAGCATTCAGAATACCATGCGGTATACGTTTTTGGGCATTTATACTCTTCATACCCATATTTCCATACCACTGGTGAATCATTTTAATGAAACCGCATATAAAACCATTATCATGACTATCAACCAAGGTTACGCTGATATGTTCATGATGGTCACCGCATATTTGCATAATATAGTTAACGTCAAAGTCATTAGATGTTAATTTATTATATGATGCAATGCACTTATCCATCACCTTCAATGAACTCTCAACTACAGATGTATTATTCTTAAAGGTAACTACAGCTTTTCTGGAACCTTTGATACGCATACCGTGAACTGATCTATAAAGATACCCTAGAAGATATGCATAAATCATATCAATGGCATCGTCTATATCGGTCCTACCCAATAATACATCATCTGTATTGGATAACTGACATTTGTTATATGTACCTCCATTGGAATTCATCAACTCATCATTATCATCATATACTTCTACACCATATAGGTATGATAATGAATCAAATATGGAGATTGGATCGGCCTCTATATATGAACGACACTTTCGTATACTAATGATGTCACTATTAATACATTCCCGATCCTTGATTTGTTTATATATTACATCGACAGGTTCTGTGACTATACGATCACCACGCATATACGTTATATAGTCACCTTTATGTACTATTGTTTTATACATAATATCACCTCCTTTACTATCAGTAATATTCGATAGAAATGTTTCTATCTTATCGTAATAATATATAATCAAAAATTAAGTAAAAAAAAAGAATACCCGAAGGTATTCTTTTTTTACTTTAGAACAACGATTCTAATTGTTCTAAAGATGTTAAGAAACTTGTTCTTTGTTTACCACTATAACGAATAATCCCTAAGTGGATATGGTATACAACCACCTCGGATTCTACCTTTTCACTGAACTCATTATAAGTTAGCAATAGTGCATATTTTGCACCGCTAAATAATTTTGTTGAGGTTTCATCCATATTTGCAAAAACATATTTGGTTCTTCCCCACTTATCAGTTAATCGGGTTACCAACTTATTACCGATCCGTACATGATCGGATTTGAATCTTGAATTGTCTTCTAATACAGCGTTAAGACTCGTACCAAAGTAACGGCACATTAGAACGCTATATAAGTAGAGTGGCCAATAGACCACTCTACTTAATAATAACATTAAAACTTTTGCGAATACACTTTTCATTTTTTATTCTCCTTTTCAATTAAAATAAATCTTCTAGTACAGCGGATAGCAAATCTAATTCGAGTTCCACATCGAAATCAGAGTCATAAGACTCGAACTCGGAGAACTTGAACTCATCTGCAACGGATGCTTGAAGTTGTGAAAGTGAAACTTGTTGTAACATAATAAACCTCCTATAAAGAAATTAAAAATATAAATATATTACATTACTTCACATCAATAATATATACTTATAGGAGGTAAAAATACGGAAAATAATGGCGATGTATCCAAAGCAATAAGCCAACACGATTATTGCCCGGATACATCACCATCATCATTAGGAGTACCATGAAAGAAAAGTATCTACCTATATGTCTATAAAAACGTCATTTTAACATTACTGTAATACAAAATCATATAACTCATCCTATGAAAGGAGAATGCATATATGCTTAGAGAGTTTAATGAATATAAAATATCGCTCCTTATTAGAGGCGAGAACTCTAGCGGAGATGATCTTGATATTCAGATTCCTAAGACATTCGCCGAAGGCGTCTATATCAATAAACAAAAAGATACTGTATTAGATCATGTACGAAGTCAAATCGTGCATGCTACTAAGAAAGATCATATCATCTTAGCCCATGGTAATAAACCATTAGGATTTGCTATCTTAGAACCAACGGGGTATTTGAAAGATGATCAATATAACCCAATTCTTGTTGGGATTAATCGGGAATATAAGAATATCGTACAGATGTTAATCCGTTCTAAACTAGACCCAGTGCATGACATTGGTACTATGGTTATGGTATTGGATGCCTCTAAAGGTGACGATACGGTTAAGAAAGCCCATAGTTGGGCAACGTACCGATTCAAAGGTGGAGACTCTAGTTACCTAGAAAACTGGGATAAGATGGCTGAAGAAGAGTCTATCGAATTTAGTTTCTCTTGGGCTGATTTAGGTGCCCCATTTAGATCCACAAAAGATGAAATCGATCGATTGGGACAAGAAGGTCATACGCATGAAGCTATGGAAGCTTTGAATAAGTTATCTGCGATTCTTGACCATCTATACTTTGGTACCACTAAGATTCGTAAACGGGAAGAAGTCCCATCTTATAAAGTTACTGATAATCTAATGAGTAATAAACTCTTCCCAGGTGACTTAGTTATGTACGTAACAGGGGAACGAGAAAACCCAAAACTGACTCCATTTGGTGACCCAATTCATGACCACAATCAAGATACCTATCCTCATCAAGCACAAGTCATTCGTCCAGATACATTAACCTTACATGGTGATATGACTGGGTATTATGAAAATAATCAAGATATGGTCATTGCCCCTAAGATTAAAAGCAATATGGTAACGAAACTCGATCGTTTCTTCGCGAATTGTCATAATCTAGTTAAAGTACCTTGGTATGATACAGCTGAAGTTAAAAGTATGAAAGAAATGTTCATGAATTGTGAAACATTAGCTGATATTCCTACGTTCCAAACAGATAAATTGGAAAATGCATCACGTATGTTCCTTGGTTGCTCATCATTAAAGTATTTTCCATATATCACTACATTGATGCTAACTGATACATCTGAGATGTTTAAAGATTGCACATCATTAGTGAATATTCCTAGTTTAGAACTACATCGTGTAACAGATGCTCATAGTATGTACCAAAATTGTACATTATTATCGACTCCACAACGAGTAGCATTACCAATGGTAGAAAATACCATTTCTATGTATGAAAATTGTATCGATTTAGAAGTGGTAACCTCTTTAGCTATTCCATCGGCAAAAACATGTGAATCTATGTTCCGCAACTGTGAAAAGCTAACTACTGTTAGTAATATCAATCTTAGCGAATGCGCAAATGCTGAGAATATCTTTGATGGGTGTATTAGATTAAGAAATGTGTCCTGTCAGCAGAATAGCATAGGTTGTAACATTTCTTTTGCAAATACTCAGCTTACAAACCAATCATTCGAACAAGTCATCGGGGGTTTAAAAGATCAACTCCATGATCCAAAAACACTCGATGTTCGCAATACCAATGTTGATGTTACAGATAATCGGGTAATGAATTTAATCAACAATGCTAAGATTAAAGGTTGGACTATATTACATTAACTTTTAATCAAAATAGAACAATAAAGTACGCATTGTTTAACCTCTTTCTTTGCAATGTGTTATCTTATCTTCGTGATAGATGTAGCGTACCACCCAACCATAATATACCTCCACATATTATATGGATATGGCTACATCTATCGCATCTCTATTCAAAAAATAAAAAAAAGAGAACTAGTCGATGACTAGTTCTCTTTTTTCTCTTAGTTGAAGTTTAGGCCGTAACAGCCAGTTGGCTGCCCAGCTTCATCCTTTCTAAGAGAACCTGGGGAAGCCAGGTCTTTCCGTTCTGGTAAGGCTTGACGGACAGCCATGGAGACTATGATAATCACATTATCTTGCTCTTCTGGGAGTCCTTCCACTTCACCGTAAACGGTATGGAATTTTTGTAGCCCTTGGTCTTCGCTAACCATCTCTGTTTTTTCAGCTCGACGAGCTTGTGTACCAGAGAAAGGTACTTCTAACACAAGGGAATCTGTCTCAGTGTTAAACACCTTGACAGTGTGCTTACCGCACATATTCACGTAAACGGTTTGTCCATGTTGGACTGTCAATAACTTTTCCATATTATTCTTCACCCCCTTCTTCAGTTTGGTCTTCCCAACCAACTAACCGTGCAACAGAATGTGGACGAGCCACTGCATACACAACCAACGCTAAACACACTCCATCTAATAATCCTAATAATACACGCATAATTAAAATCTCCTTTTCATTGGATAAAATAAAATAATATATTTGAACAGAATCTACGGAACTCTTTTATCACATTAAACTATATTTCCGTTTCTATTCATGATTATAATATATAAATAAACTAGCACACTTTTACACATATTTTTGGCAAAAAAAGAATACATCATTTTGGTGTATTCTTTCCATTTTTATGAGTTCAAGAAATCCTTATGGGATAATACCCATTCCTTCAACTCTTCGAAGTCTAACAAATATTCGTTGTCTGTGACATGGTCACCAACATTGAATACTGTTGCTTCATATACGTTCGGCTTAGCATCCAAACGTACAATAGACATAGCCTTCGTTACATCGCGGTTGGAGATCTTAGTGTCATACAACCACGTGTACCCATAAGCAGTATACCCATGTGCCCCATGGATTACTACGTTGTGTGTAGCACCAAAGGTTTCTTCTAAAAATTCATTTAATTCAATATCTAATTCAGTCATTTGATTTCTCCTTATTAATACAGATTACTTTTATACGTATCTATAATATATATTCAACTTAGTATATTTTTACACTTATCAAAAAAAGAGAATGAGTTTAGTAACTCATTCTCTATCTATTACTTATCTAAGAAATCACGGTGACTATTACACCATTCTTGTACCTCTTCTATTGAATATAGATTAACTGGATCGCTTGTTTGATGTGTATCTATACATGCCATTGCACACTCATATGAATCTGGTTGATAACATAGTCTAACAATCGATAAATGATGAGATCCTTTCCTAGAGAAAATCTTTACATCAAACAAGAATGGTCTACCACTATTGATAACTATATATCCGTACTTAGAAAATTCGTCAATCCATTTGATTAACGCTAGATCGTTCTTTTTCATACCTATAATCTCCTTTTATTATCATCACTACAAAATAATAGAACTATTGAGTATGTCTATGAATACCCTAATTTTATTAGAATAGAAGGAAATGGACTGAGGCTAGTCCAGTTTACTATAAGATATATTTGATAATGATTGCACTAATTAGAGTAGCTATAATTTGGCAAACTATAGTAATTGCTACTTTAAGTACAGATATCATAGTATGGTATCTCATAGGAAACTCCTTTCCCTCAATAGTTCTTCTTATATATAATATATAAATACAAAAAGAATAGAGATATGCATTACGCATATCTCTATTTCTATTATTCACCAGCAATCACACCAGTGACTTTGTAAACCATGTCGCCTTCTTTATTATCTAACGTATCGACATTTTCACCATATTTAATGGTACCTGTTTGACCTTTTTTAGCCAAGGCATTCATTTTTTCTTCAGTCAATGTGTTCAATACAGCAAGATTAGCATGTGTATGGTCATTAGCAACCATAGCATCAATATCAGCTTTACTGCTAGTATACATACCATTGATATGATCTGGATGAACGACATAGTCCATCAATTGTGCTTTAGTAATGAATTCATATGTCTTAGCTTCTGGTGTACCAGCAACTTTAACAATTTCCCAACCTTCATGACGTGCAGCTACATCATCATTATCTTGAGCGTCGAGAACCATTACCATTTCACCAACTTTAACGTCGGCAGCTGCTTTCAATGCAGCGAAGTTAGCATAGTCACGAAGACCTACACCTTTAGTACCCATCAATGTATCAGGTACTAAGCCTTTATCATCAAGAACAAGGCCTTTGTTCAACACATTGGCACGTTGGTCAGCTGTTACATGGATATCAGCATTAGCAAAGTGTTCGCGTGTTGCTTCATTATCTTGTAAGCCGTCAACTAATGTTTGAGGATAATATACGTGGTATTGATTATCAGACTCAAGTCGACGAATTACAATCTTTTTAATATCATTAGCCATTTACTATGCTCCTTATTTAAAAACATAAATGTGGAATTAGCTATTTGCATTATATAAATGTTAAATAGTCCATAGGTAAAAGCAAAAAAAAGAGAACCCGAAGGTTCTCTTTTTAGTTATTGTAGTAATCGACGCGTTTAACGTCTCTTAGTAGTCTCGCCACCTTGCGGTGCTTACCCAACATACGGTAACCGGCAATGATTACCTTTAAGTTAGAAGGTGTCGCCACAATATCATATTCTTCACCTTCAAAAATTTGCGTCATACGAGCATCTTCGCCATTGTATTGTACGCTTGTGAACCCGAGAGCTTTCATATAATCCAATGAAAGCTCTCTTCCGAGCCACTCTGGATGCCAGTCGCAGAGAAGCTCATCTGGGTCAATTAAATTGTATTTAAGTGCTTGTAAGAATCCCTGCTCCAATTTATTACTTGGAACAGCAACTAGCTTACCGAAATCAACATTTTCAAAATACTTTGTGAATCTCATTATTATTGTCCTCCTCTAATTATAAAATAGTGTCATCGATAAATAACCCTAAAATTAGGGCTATTACAATAATTGGGATTTCTAAATAGGTGAACCACTTAGGTTGTGGTTTACCGAAGCCAAATAAGAATAAGCTAATGGCTCCCATAACCATAGCTACCGTAGTAATAATATCAGAAATAGTAAACATTTTTATTTCTCCTTTTACATTAATATAATTATAATTATGAATAGAACCAATGATTGTTTTTTAATGACTTGATATCTTTCGATAGATTTTCATAATAAAAGGAGGTCATTAAAAAGCTGAAACTATCATAAAATAAGTTTGATGATCAATGTGCTAACTAATGTTACGATTGTTTGTGTCACAATCATCACCATTAGGTCGAACATCAATCGAATCAATTGATATTTCATAACAGTTCCTTTCCTCATTGGTTCTATTCATGATTATAATATATATTTAACGTGTCTAAGAATACGTATAAAAGTGGATATACTCATATCGAGTATATCCACTTAGTTTTATTTTATAGAGCAGGTAATACAATCCAACCTTTATTGGTTGCTACTGCACGTTCTGTTGCAGTTAATTTAGTAACACCTGGAGTACCGATTAGATTGATTACTTTGTTGGTTGTAATAGCTGGTAAGCTAGCAAATAAGCGACGGATACAATCTAAATCAAGTTTAGTATTTTCTAACGAAATAGAGCATGTTAATGTATTCGGTTTGAATGAGATTTCAGAAAGACTGAAGCATTCGTTAAAGGTTTTCAATAACCCTTCATCTGTCGTTACACCAGATACATCAAGTTCAGGAAGACTTTCCAAGGAACGACAACCATTGAACATTTGGCTCATATCAGCAATAGAACCAGTGTTCTTCAATGCTAATACTTTCTTCATAGATTCACAACCAGAGAACATGCCTGCTGTAGTGGTAGCAGATTTGAAATCAAGTTCTGGACCATATTTCAATTTCTTGCAGTTATAGAACATGGAATCGAATGTTTTACCTTTAAAAGAATAGAAAGGTGGTAATTCGCGAATGGAACTACATTCATAGAACATGCCTGTGAAATCAGTTACATTACGTGTATCGTATTGATTCACCACTTCTAAGTTATTACAACGGTAGAACATACGACGCATTACTTTTGTTTTATTGGTACGAAGTAATGGAGATGTGGTCATGCTTACTTGATCACGATATTTTTCATAGCATGTATCAGTCGCTTCTTCCACAGAAGGATCATGCCACCAAGATTGACCAATGGAAGGTTTGTACCAGAAATCACCAGATCGCATATCGCGACCGATACCTACTGGCTTTTCTACGGCACCCACATACACTTGGACAATGTTAGCATCTTCACCCACACGTTTTTCTTTATGAGTGAAGTATTCATGGTCAAATACAGTATCAGCGTTTGCTTGTCCCAAGGAATGTAATGCTGTTAAATCACGATGGATATGGGCATTACGAACCATGTCATCAATATCAGCTGGGTTAGATTGGGGATGGTTCTTTACGTTTCTCCAATGCATATCAATTTCGATAGCCTCTTGTTCGGAAACTTTTTCCCATCCTTTAGTAAGATCTTCGAAATGTTGATCTTTCGTACGACGATAAACTGCCCATC